AAAGTCATCATACAAATTTTAAATTTATAAGAACATTTCAAAGCATTTTTAGTTTAAATTTGAGGTTTGAGACTCACAGTACATTATAATTTCTGATGAATCTCTAAAGATCGTCAAATGCTGTCAAAGCTATCCTCAATCGCTCAATGAATAGCGTTATTGATAATCGATCACCTTTTATAATGTCAACAATTTTCCTCTTGTACAGAGAAGCAAGTCTAATTAATTCATCCCAGAATCTACTAGTTATTGCGTAATCTCTAGTTATTCTCATCACTGAAGGTGCTTTGATCATATTAAAAGAATTATTATCGACTTCTTCAAACTCAGAGCCACCAAAATGCAGCAAAGGCATTTCATCAATATCGTCTAGAAGTTTCTCCATCTCATCCATAGAGCTATTGTCAGACTCTTCACTATCTGACATTTTAACATACTTTTGGTATTCATCCATGTCAAATTCTATATCTAGCAAGTCTTCCAAATCATCGCTATCTGTAGAAACTTCAGCCAAAGAAGACTCATCTTTAATTTTAGTGTATCTTTGATCAAATATTCTTTGTTCTTCAGCTGATATGTCTACTCCTTTTATTATTAGCCTCTTTAACAATGTTTCTTGACACCACGTTTTGTGTTTGTCATCAGGAAACCACTTTAACAAATCATCAAGCGATGCTGTTCTACCATATATCCATGCATCTAGAGCATCTTTACATTCATATTTGTACTCAATGCCTGTATTTGCCATATCTTTGACATTCATGGCAATCGATATAAATGACTTTGATGTGTTCACAGTTACCAGTTTAAAAACTCCTGTCTTACTTATGATTAATTCGAGATCATCAGTTATCACATCGACTTCCCACAATAAGTTACTTAGCTGTACCTCTACAACATCTGGTGACCATCTCACAGCCCATCTCTTTTTCTTCAAGTTCCAGTACTTTGCATCAGTAGACATTGATACTTTACTCCCATCTTTCTTTATTTCAACTTTAAAGGATTCTCCTATCCAACCTTGTTGCTTCATGTAAGACAATAAAGGATCTGACACAGTTCTTAAATCTGAATAACTTTCACAAGAAACACTTATTACTCTATCATCATTGATTGTGACTTCTGCTTTCTTCCCTCCAAACTCTGCTCTGTATATACCTAATCCAGTCCATTTTTTTGTGTCAGGATTGAAGATTTGTTCCTTGTGGAAAGATCCGACAGTTCCAATCTTATAATGACGGACATAATTAAGAACTCTTTCTTGAAACGTACTCTTTGATGATGGAACTTCCTCTTCTCTCTTTTTCCTTCTGCTCAAAGACATGGTTCCACTTTTGTTTTCATCTGCACTTTCTTCTTTATTATTTTTATTGACAACTGTATTTACAAAGTGAACTAATATACACAGCCCTAGCTCAGTCCTATTCATCTTTAACAAGGTTTTCGTCATATCAAATTTTTCCATTGGATCAGGCAGTTCAGACAAAAGTGAATGTGCTCTTTCTCTTATGACATCTTGGCCAAAAGTTTCTGGTGCTTTTGACAGTCTCCACAACATTACGGCAACATCCTTCATCATTAATTGAACATCTGATTCTACTATGGGAGTCTTTTTAGAGTATAATTTATGACTTTTCCATTGCGTGTTTGAGATGATCTGATTTAATGTTTCTATGACTGAAGAAGATCTTTCTGCTGGACAAAAAACATTTACTGTTCTGTGTTGAACTGATTGAGAATTTATAAAGTTCCTTAGAGAAGCTGCATCGTGTAGAGGCATTTTCTCAATGGTTAACTCATATGTATCAGATAACCAAGGAAACTTCTCTCTAAAATGCTCAAACACAATATCATGCTCTGTTTTGGACCCTCTAACATCTAGTATGTTGAACCATTTTTTTCTACAGACGTCCATTAAAGTACAATTTCGTGTCAAGAAGCTCTGATACAGAGGCAGTTTGCAAAAAACTGATCGTCTTGTTATCTTACCACCTAGATTACACTTAGAATAATCTTTCAGTAATTTTAGAACAGTCTTGTAATAGCTGCAAAATGGGAACATCCAATCAACATCTTCATCCTCAGATAAAACAACTGAGTCTAAATGCGTCACTAAACTCCTGAAATCTGATTCTTCAGATAAATAGCCCTTAGAAATCATTACAACATTATCTTGTAATACGTAGGCTGCAGTACTATGAAGCTGAGAATCAGTTTGTTGACTCAAGGATTCTGCAACTTCACTTCCACATGCTGTTAGCTTCATGTTTAAGATAGCAACCTCGTGAGAATTAGGTCTATTGAAAAAAGAGCAAGGATCATCATCAATGCTTTTTTTCAAACTAAGTTTATTAACGCCCAACTCAGAGAGTAATTGTTTATGCTTTACATTCTGCCCAAATGATAAGTAAGTTTTAATTGTCATGTTCCCACTTTGAGCAAACTCGACTTTTCCACCTTGCTTGAAAGACAAGTGTATCCTTCTAAATAGAGATGAACTGCAAGCACAAAATATAGAAAAGTTGTGTCCTAGCAGTCCTGCTGTCATTGGGTGCTCATACAAGTAAAATCCAAATGCTGGATGAGGCTTTTCTATTACTTTCTGCATAAATTTTCTCCAATGAATGCTCGTGCTCATTCCTAGAGTTCTGTAATGAGCAGTTGCTTGACATATACTAATCATGTGTGTCAACATTGCATTACCTGACATTTCAAATAGCTGAGATCGCAAATTTGAGAAAATGTGATATCTTTGGTCAAAGCAGGACACAATTTTTGTTTTTATAGCTGCTGATATGAATTTAATAACAGGCAAAAGGATTGTATTTTTGTAATGCCATATAGAGTTAAATTCTTCTATATTACTTAGACATGTTTTGGTACTTTTTTGTTCACTATGCTCAGCACAAAAAAGATTGTACATTTTGGTTTTGACTTCAGAAAAGAGTGTTAACACACCACCAAACTTCCTATCAGTGTAGTTCTCATCGTAAATCATTGTTATAAGAGAAGATGAATCATCTGAAGATACCTTTGTTGTTATTATGAGTTTAAAATTGTTCTCTAACATTGGAAATGTTCGCTTCATTATTTCTTTATGACAAAGAATTGTGTATTTCCTCCAAGACAGCATGTACCCAGCATGTAATAAACTAGACGTGAAATGTAGTATACCCTGCATCATGTTTGATCTGTTTTTAAGCATTCTAGAACCAGTCTCTAACAAATCTTTATCATCTGATAATCCAAAGAATTGGTCTTTTAGTTCATTCATACCATCATCAAAGCCTCTAATTTCATCATGCTTTATAAACAATTCCAATAATTGATGTGGCAATTCTAGCTTCTTAAGTGTCACTAAGTTTAAAATGGCACACATAGGTTCCAATAAGTCTGCACTGAAAATTCTCGATAGGACAGCTCCAAAAACTGGCATGACAAACCTCTGTGCCCATGTTGTTGCGTCATCACTATTCACACATGTACAAGGAATCCAGCCCTTTGTGCTACATTCTGCATTTACCTTTTTGAAATGATGATCTGAAATTGACATTTTTTTGTCACCCTTGGACAGCATCTCGTTTGGCAAGAGCTCACAGATCATTCTAGAGCCTGTCTCTAAGAAATGAACTAAGAGTCGGCATCTTATTTCTAATACAAAAATTTCTCTAACTCCACCAATCTGTAACTTCTTGAATAAATTTACAACGACTCCGCCATATTCATTCAAAACCTCATCATACAGCTTACCCAAAACTAGCATGGGATTGTGCACCTTCAACTTCTCAGCCAGATTAATGCAAGCCTCTAAACATGTTATTCGAATGTTCTCCGGAAGTGACGGATCATGTTGATCTCTTTGTAGATCTCCTGTAGCACTTTTTTTGAGTGTGCCAAATTCTATAAAAGTTTTCCTAGACAACCTCTTGAGAAGTCTTCGTTCTAAGTCTCCTTTTGAAAGCCCTTTATTAGCAATATGTTCAGATAAGGTATCACCAATTGACAAAACAAAATCAAGATTGAACTCGTGATCTTTTAATTCTGATTTTGGCTTGGAGCTCCATCCCATATTGACAGGATCTGCAAGCTTCATTTTTCTCTCTTCCTTGATAACTTTTTGGAAAATTTTGAGAAAACCATGTATCTGTTTTGAATCTTCTTTATTATGCAAAACACCCAGATAAGACAGATTTAAACAAATCTCGAAAGTAACCTCTTCCATTGTCACCCATGACAATAGTCCTCTTGGCACATCTTGACTAATTTGATAGCTTCTTAATATTTCCAAATTGGGATTGGTATCAACATCATAAATTGTGACGTTACGGAAACAGTTCATAATTTTCTCTCTTATCCAAATACACAATCGGCTTCTTGAAAATCGTTCCCATTTCTCAAGTATCTTATTGGGATTACACATTTGAGGATTTCCTCTAATTAATTCCATGTACGCGTATCTAACTAGCTGCAATTCTTTACTAGTCTGTTCTTTTCCTTCCATCCAGATTAACAAGCAGACATTGAAGTGTTCAAAGACACCATTCTTGAGTTTGGATAGATTGCAGTCTGGTAATGTGTCTGTTAAGTGATACCACATAACTAACTGAGCTAACATTTTTTCTCTCAAGTACAAGTAATGAGATATTGAATGTTGGTTTAATGACACAAACTCAGAGATAAAAAAATCTTCAGACTCATTCATAATCTTAAAAGGCAGATCAAATGTCTTGATTAAGTCTTCTTTCTTGACCAAGACACTGAAAAATATCTGTGCCCCTGGCCTTGTTGGTTTAATCAGTAAGTAAACAGGGAAGTTCTTCAAGGATTTTAATATGAACTCCTTACCAACACAGTATTGTTGTCGTGAGAAATTGACCTCCTCAACTATATTTTCAAGTATTTCTAAAGCATACGCTAAATAAGTCTTATTGAATGCTTTATGTAGTGACTCTATGCTGTTTATTAGCGTGTTAGTTGCTGAATCTTGATTCATGAGTTCCATGGAGCGATTTAATAGAATCTGCACATCTATGGATGAGCTCAGTTCAGGCAATTCACCGTCAAAATTATTTTTAGAGACAAAGTCATCAATATCTTGTGTTGAACAGTCAAAAGAAAATCCTTTTGATTTTTCTGAAATCATGTGTGAGACATTCTCATTATTCAAATAAGTTTTCGCTCTTAATCCTGAGACAGCTAACATGGCCCAGTCACCTTCACTTAGTTTTGGAGTGACTCTATACCTATTTCGTCTTTTGTCCAATCTAAGTTTATCTTTAATTGCACCCGGTTCTTCGTTCCAAGAAATGTAGCCTTCAGGATTTTTCTGAGACTCCATTATAACTGATTCCCAAAGTCTACCAAGAGGACTATCTGTCTCTGGATAACAACCTTTCAACTGTCTTATCATATCATAATGGTCCATTTCTTTATCTTGTCGCTCTTGCACAACAAAGAGAGGGAGCTGCACTGGTGCCTTATCATCAAATCTTTCTGTGTTTGCATGCTTTTCGTGCTCATCTTTGTACTTATCTTGTAGTTTCTTTGCAAGTTCGATGCAATCGTACCGTGTTTCTTTCTTATTCTTATGAAATTCAGTTTTAAGCCTCTCTAAAGATTCACTTGTCTCAATGTGAAACAGCTCTGCTGACCTTTCTCTTGCTTCTTCTGATGAAACTGAATTCCATTCTTCCAGCATGGTCTTAGTAATGATTAATTTGTCATTTGAGTTTTCTGGTATTTTTAATTTTTTTAATGTGTTTTTGATTTGTGTTACATTTTCATATTCATCTTCGTCCATCTCATAGTCCCATCCAATGTCTCTGGCTTTGCTCTTAGCTCTGTTTGTCCATGACACTATTTCTCGCATTCTATGTTGTTGTGTAAAGTGAATACTCTCATTTGTGGTTATAGATTCTGATGAAACTATGATAACAATGAAGACTAACTCCTTTTTTACTTTGTCAGCTCTTCTTTTCACCTCGTTGTAATACAAGTCTGCTATTTCGTTAATTTTTTGTTCTGGATCTCTATCAATAAATGTTGTTTTCAATTCTCGACAGTGTATCTTATCCTCTGAGATAGTTATGTTGTCAGGTGTTAATTTGTCTGATGGCTCATCCAGTTTGAACACAGTCCCAAGTGCAACATCTGTTTTACTATCTGGCCAGATGTAAGCAGATAATAAGTTATGAGGTAATCTTGACAATTGATCATCATCAACTATTATACTGAACTCATCTTCTAGAACTGAAAAACTTTTTATGTAGTTTAACTCTTGGGAGTTCCCTAGGATTTTTTTATAAGATTCATGCAGTTTAATACAAATTTCAATGTTTTCTTTATTGGGTTTAACACTCAACTGTTTGTTGTGCGTCTTCCCATATTTTCTTTTTGTGGCTGAAATGGAATGTAGTGAATTAAAATCATCAATCAGAACATTTTCACATTCTTCCTCTTCTTCAGCTTCAAGAAAACTAATGCTCGGTCGCTGAAAATCGCCCCAATTGAAAACCTCTTCACTGAAGAAATCACTGCTGCTGTATGTTTTTTCTACATCTTCCTTCCAGTGATTCATTTCAATCTCATTCATTTTGTTTTTCTCTTTATTATTATTATTTTTTTGC